CCTAAATGTCCCCACTGTGTTTGTCACGGTAGTCACCAATTCGCGATGTGTTACATGCACTTTCCCTTTAATCTGACGAAATCGTGGCTTGACGCCTGATATTCTACGAGTGGCAGCTACAGGAGCTACCAACCCTCCTTGTGTTCCGACGATTTCCATGATCTTCTTTTGTTTTGTCTTCTTCCTTCCCTTAATACCAGTGATCACATTACCTGCAGCATCAATAATGGTTGGAACATAAGGCGCAAGTGCCTTAGCCCCTTTGACCGCTGCTGCTGCTGCGATAGGCGCGTATTTTACTAAAGCGTTATTGTTGCTCTTTACCAGTGCCATTGTAAGTAGTTTGGTCAAGCTGCGGCAGAGTCGAGGATACTAGGCTCATGTGAGTCAGTACCATCGACCCCAAATAGGTCCATATCCCATCGGTCCAACCTGTCCTCAAGTGCTAACTGCTCATCCCCGGTAAGTTTGAAAGCTTGCCAGAAACTTGCTCTGCTTTCTGGGGTTATGTCATATGTGCCCCCTGCGCCCCTCCACTTGTGGACATTAGTGACAGTGTCTATACGCTGGTGCTTCTTGGGAGGGTCATAGAGTTTAAATCTAGAGTAAAACTTGTCAACAACTGGAATACCGGCCGACAAAGCTCTACCACCAACATGCTGTGCATTGCTCCATGCCCTCCTAGTTTGTAAGTCAGCAATATTGTTCACACAATGTGCGTCTTTAGACATAGCTGTCTTAACGTTACGGACCATCTTCCACCCACCTTGAAAGCATACAGGATGTGCTTGGCAAAACTCAATCTCTTCCAATTGGTATACAGGCTCCTCGACCTTCATAGTATAACCTAGATTAAGGAAATACTCAGGTAATTTGCTCTGTACCTGTTTAAGACAACGTTTCTCAATTATGAGTACACAGTCATCCCCACAGTTAGCCAGGCTATACTCGTTTATACCACAGAATCGCATGAACCCATACACCATAGAACACATTAACAAATAATTTCCAAGAGATGTATTTATATCCCCACTCATACGGCAACCTTCCTTACGATAGGTAACTGTACCATCAGGCACATATCCCTTCCCCTTATTATGTAGTTGCCATTCCAATAGCTGGTCTAAGACCTTACTACCCGGGTATAGAGCCCGGTAGAAACCATGCTCAAATCGCAAGGCATCCACGGAACAGTGTTGATCAAATCTGGAGGCATCAAGTCCAATGGCTACAGGCCTATCAAAC